TTGAAATAAGGTAGACACGAAAGTATGCAATCATGCTCAAAATTAATTGCAATATCTTTGGCAACAGCATGTTCACCCTCCACTTTATCAAGTTGTTTATTTGCTCTATCTAGGACATCTACGTCCTTATCAATTAGAAGAACTGCGTGGCCTAGTTTCTTTAAAGCATGAGCCGCTGCTAAACCCATTCCTGCTCCAAGCACCGTAATATTCATTGTGTTTCCTTTATTCCTGAAAATTTCATTGGACCAAAATCAGTTACATTAACTTTTTCCATGTATTGGAGACTAAAAGTACGCCCATCTGTTTCAATTGCTACTATAGTATATCCTCGTTCTGAATTAATTGGTTCAATTTTGATAAATACTCTATTTTTATTACAAAAATCTATTTGAAATGCATGTCCAATAGGTAATTGTTCAAATTTCACGAGTTGACTCCATCAATTTCTTTACATTTCCAGAACAAAAACCCTTGGTAGTTCGTTCTATTAGTTCAATTGTAATTCCACCTAGTTCTTTAATAGGTTTAGTGAATATTTGTTTAAGGTCATCACATTCTAAGATTTCTGAAGTAAATTCAATTCCTCTGTCTGTTAGAAGTTTAACATCTTCAGCTATATTACTCGTCTTAAAAGCTATATGATGAATTCCAGGCCCATTCTTCTTAACCCATTCGCCCACAATACCTTGACCGTCTGACATAAAGATTTCGGGTACATTTGGATTTTCAGCTACAATACACTCTGCTTTCTCTTCTCCAAAGTCAATTTCAAATGAATCCGTTTTATTAAAGTTAAAGAGGGAAAGAATAGAAAGGGCCTTTTCTTTATTGGGCAAACGAAAGGCTATATGGTCTAATGATATTAGCATATTAGGTTCTCGTTAGAAAGTGTAGTAAATCTGTTACGATTCCTCCAATAATACAACCAGCAATAAAAAGAATAATAGCTGTCTTTATTAGGGATGATATCAGTAAGTCACATACTTCTGAGGGTGTTAGCATTTTTTATTCCTTTATCTTAGCTGTATTCTTCCTTGTTTTTGGAAGTTCCTTAGTTACTTCTGTCTTGGGTTTCTCCTCATCCGTTTCTACAACTTCGAAATCAATAAAGCCCAATACATTAAGATATTCTACTATTGCTTTATTTTGTTCTCCTATTGTCATTTGTGAATTGTCAAGAACAAGGTCGAACTTAGATTGGTCAAAGTTTTCAGGGTCTAAAGCTGTTTCCGATGAATGGTCAGAGTTAATAGGATTTCGTGTTAGTCTAACTACATGACCTCCAGCTTGCTGAACTCCTAATACTTCATCTGGGAATCTACAGTCTGTTATGATAGCTACATTTGGCTGTTCAATAGCAACTTGATTAACGCATGAACGAATCCATGCTCCAGAATCTAACTTTCTAATTATATCAGTTCCATAAACCTGCATTACTTCTCGCCAAGTGAGGAATCCTGATTTCTTAGTTCTAACTTCCTTTGGAATGTTTATCCACTGAAGATGAGACTCCTCATTCTTTTGGTCATTAGTTCCATTCATTTGTTCCCAAGTCGCCCCAAACACTTCCATACAGAACTGCTTGAGTTTATCAGCGATGCTGTATTGTTTGATGTAAGGATAGACATTTTCCTTCATCCATAGAGTTTCTCTGTTAAATCGAAGCACCTTATCCTCAATCTTCTTATCAATCTCTACGGGAACTATGAGGTCTCCTTCGGCATCAACATAGTGATAGTCAATTAAACCAGCGTTCTGCATAAAGAGTCCAGACACCCAATTTGCAATACACGTTTTTCCTGCCTGACTTCTTCCTGATAAAGCTAATAATCTCGTCATATTGATTCCTTAATTTTTAAGAGTTGTGATGCATCCAAACTTTCGGGGTCATGTCCATCATATTTAATTTCTTGGATGGGACATAAATGTCTGCATTCCTGTTTAATTTGTTCGGTTCCTGCAATACCTGCTTCATCAGTATCAAGCATTGTGTAGATTTTTTGGAGGGGCAAACGTTCGAGCAATATGGTTTGTTCTTCTGAGATTCCACTGCCCAACAAGGCCACGGCGTTCTTAATTCCATTTTGCTCCAGTCTTAAGCAATCTAGGGGGCCTTCAACTATAATAAGTTTACCTGATTCTTTGACGGCCTTTTTAGCGTTCCCCAAATTAAACAAATAAGAATCGGCTTTAAGCCCCTCAGAGTTTAACCACTTTTCGAATTTAACACAGTAATAAGTTGGGCATTCTCCCCAATGAAATAATTTACATTTCTCACATTTTTTATTTATAGTTCTGCCTAAACAACCTAAAAGGAATCCATTCTGATAAAGAGGAATGACTACTCGATTCCACATATCTTTGTTTTTGTCCTCACACAACCCTATATCATATGAGTCTAGAAGTTGACGAGTAAAGCCACGCTCCAATAAATATTCAGGTGGAATCTTAAGGCGAGAACGAACAACCGAACGTGAGATTTTATTTGGATTTATAGGTAGGTTACGATAGAGAGTTTTAGTCTGTGTGTTAAACTTCCTGTTCTCATTATAGGCTGGAATCGTCGTTTTATCAACCTTTAGAGCCTCAATCATCCAATTTACAGTTGAATAGAATGGATGTTTATCTTTTCCTTTACTCCAATTTTCTTTAGCAGAGAGAATACCTCTTACTAATCCAATCATAGACTTAGAGAATTCTTTTTGACAACCCTGCGTATAACAGGTCCAAACTCCATGTTTAATCGAGAGCGCCCCTTGATTATCACCTTGATGAACCGGACATGCCCCAGTAATCCTATCCCTAAACTTCTTATAGTCAACTTTTAAGAGGTCGAGTAGGAATTCAATTTCCTCAAACGCTCTACCTGAGAGATTGTAGAGGAATTCTTGTGTGTAAATCATGATGACTGCTTTTTAGCGACAGCTTTGCAAATAGTGATATAATCTTCAATAGAACCATCTGCTTTTCCAGCGTTACAGCCCCAACAACACCAAACAACATTTCCTTTGATATATCCTTGAGTGGTATCTACTCTATCAATAGAGGCTGAATAAAGACATCTTCTTATGCCATATTGTGGTTGTTTTAATTCAAGACCAGAATAATAACATTTTCCATCCTGCAATTTCCATAGTTCTAACATATATTCAAATGTAAGATTAGACCCTAGTTTATTTCTATATTTTACTGTATTTGTTGCTGACTTCATCCAATATTCTAAACTCATACCTTTTTGTCTATTTATTTTTCTATCTTTGAGATGACAATCTCTACATTTAAGATTTCTCTTAAATTGATATCCTTCTTGACATTTAGGACAAATTCTTTTATTTTTAGGCAAAAGAGTTAACTTTAATTTATTTACTTTAGCTTTAATTACTGACCTTTTAAGATTCAAAATATCTTCTATACCACAAGTTCCATAATGTGGCCAAAGTCTTTGTAGAATATCTATCTCTTGCTCAGTCCATTTATGCTTCAACATAATTATCTAAATATTCTTTTATAATATCTCCATGACATGCGTATTCGGGTCTACAAAAACAGCCGAGTTTCTTTCCCTTTAGAGTTAGAACAGCTTTCTTAAATTCTTTGTCATGTTCTATACGATAATCAAAATAGGTCTTATATTTAGAGATTGCTTCCTCTCTTGTATATTTACCTAAGTGAAAGGGATTGCCAAAGCATCCAAGATTAGGAGGGTCGGGTATCGTATTGTTTGGTAAACGACATATCTTAATGTCGCACTTTTCAATTTTTATATTGACTACCGTCGTTTCCATATTAGTGTCTCTCTATAAGAATCAGACCATTCATCATAATAATAGACCGAATCAGCCCCTAATTCTTTTGCTCTTGAAATAGCCTTTTTAGTCCACTCTACTTCATCCATCTCATATAATATCGAGGGCAAAACATTAAGCCAGTGCCACCATCTTGTTTTTGGTTTATATTTAATTTCACATGGATTTTCCATTGTTTCAATAGTAGTATTGAGACCTATAGTATCATCATATTTACATATTCTCATTTCACCTGTGGGTTGAAGGTCTCTTGGTCCTTCTTCATATGATTTCATACTATGACATTCCTAAATGTTAAAGACACTCTTCTTTGTCTAGGTATTCCGTTATCATCTTTTCTTGATTTGATTTCATGAGTCCATCCGTACCTAGCCGGACCGGATAATACAAGCACACTTCCTACGTCGAGAACTTTATTCATTATCTCACCCGATACAATATTCTGAAATTGCATCTCATAAGCCCATCCCAGACTTATAGTCACAATCGTTTCTTTAAAACAGGGCACGCAATCTATGTGTTTTGATATACCTTGACCGGGCATATACTCATTCACAATAAGTTGGTCTGGAACTCTATTAATTAATTGTTGTACTAAAAGTCGTCCAGATATCCACTCACTAAAATGTGGAAGAGGCCCTATATATGATTCTTTTCCTATTTTACGAAGTTTGTAATCATACTTATAACCGTAATGTTGGACTCGCCTCTTTAATTCTGTACTCCAATGATTTTGTTCAATCTCTTCAAGAATCTGTTGTTCTTCCCACTTTCCTATAAAAGCTTCTTTATAAATTAGACCTTCAATCATTCTAATACCTTATTAAGGGCTGATATTAATTTTTGCATTCCTTTATTTTCTCTTTCAGCCTGAGCTACATTTATTTTTAGATGGATTAAATCATATAATAATTTTGTTGTAGGACTAGAATATTTTATAGATACTTGAGCCTCTGGAAAGAAACTAACTCCATAAGCTTGTTCTCTTTGATTCTTAAAGAATAAAGTAACTTCTCCATTTCTATTTTCTAGATTCAAATCTAGATTAGACCAATTACTAGTATAACCCAGAAGATTGTGTATACCAAAACCAGCATAACTATTATTGTGCCAATAAATCTTAGAATCTTTTGTTAGTTCGAAAATCTTATTTGTTATTTGTTCTAAGTATTCTTCATTCATTTAAAATTCTCTCTATAAATTCGTTTAATTTCTTGTCCATTATACTTTAAGTCTTTAGCCTTTTCGTAAGCTACTCTAAGAGCTTCTTCCATAGTAGCTCCAGCACCCCACCAACCCACTGATATAATCCGTCCATTCCTATTTGTATGAGTCCATATTTCCGCATCAAATTCTTGGTGGGTTAAACGATAGCCCACTACGAACCACAATTTATTTTGCTTAATCCATTCAATTATTTCAGGTTGACTCATGACTATTTTGAAACTTTTCTTGCAATTTTTGATATGCTTTCAATTCACGCTTTTCTTTGGCTATTCGCTTCTTTTCTTTATATTCTTTCTCTTCTTTTTTACGTTTTTGTTCGAGTTTCTTTTGTTGTTCTATAAGTTCATCTATACATTTTGGTAAATCAACTTCTTGTGGTTTAGGTTCTCTAAATAAAACAACTCTTTCTCCATATTGAGAAGGTCTCTTAGCTAATAGAGCTATCAAAGAATAATATTTATCTTCAGGAATTTCTTCCCAATCTTTAATATCTAGATGACTGATATATTTTTCGTAATCTGATGAACCGATACATCTGTCCTCGCTCCACATGTAGAGGAGTTTAACTTTTATTAAGTTTGACATATTTCATTATCCTATGTAAAGTTTCTACTATAAAAACTTCAGCACATTGATTGCAGTTAACTTGAGGTTTTTTTATCCCCTTATAATTTGGATGCCCATGACATCTAAAAGGCAACTGAATCGCCTTGCTCTTGTTTTTCTTCTTGTTTTTTCTTTTTCCAAGTTTCATTTCTTGTTCCTAGTTCGGTTATTTTACAGAATTCACCACGCATATTCATATGAATGTAGTCACCCTCGTCTAGACAAGGACCATAGCGAGCCGCTAATGGTACGAGTTTACGGTTACCATTTTCGATTCCATCTTGTCCGATTTCTTGAACTGATTTCTTTTTAAAGACGGAAACCGAGGAAGCGAACCAACCAAGTCTATCTGATGCGGCAATAGTTTCGACAGTATCCTCTGTCGCTCCATCTCTGTTGGTCTGAGCAAATGTGAGAACAGGTACATCATGTTTGATTGCAAAGTTTGTTAATGTGGACATTTGAAAACCAAGCTCTTGATACTCTTGAACACTTTTTAGGGCGTCTGAGTTCATCAACTTAAAATAATCATATACGATTAAACAATCCTTAGTTCTTCCGTTCTCAGTTCCAACGTCCTTCTTAACCCATCGTCGAATAATTGATAGAATGTCTAAGAATTCGTATCCAGCTACGCATCTATAGAAGTAGGGAATAGACTTGATATACTTAACTGTTTCTTTGAGTTTTTCACCCTCTGCTTTGCTTAATTGCCCACGTTCAATCCTATTAATTGGGATTCCAGTTAAATTAGCACAAATTCTAGCAAGATGGTCCTCTCGGTTCATTTCCGTATCTAAATTAAGAACTGGGATTCCTAGTTGACCTGCAACGTGAATCGAGACAGAATCTGTTAAAGCAGACTTGCCAGTTTTCATACGCGCGGCTATAAGAGCAACAGTTTTACGTCTTATGCCACCACCAATCGCCCCATCAAAGATACCATATCCTGTACTGACACCAATTTCCTTATCAGGGTTGTCAAGGATATTTTGTAACCAAGCTTCTCCACCCTCACCCATCTTCTCTGTCTTGGTCGAATCATCTAATAAAGAAAGGTCAGCAAGCTTACTCTCATATATACCTATGATAGATGAAAGTGATTCGGAGCCGTTAACTTTACATAGGTCTTTCTTGGCTTCATCACACTTATCGCAAAGTACGCGAGCAATCGCTAGTTTAGCGACTTTAGTGCCCTCTTTTCTTATGTTTTCGGGCGATATATCCAATTGAGTAAGTGAGCGTAAATACTGTAAATTTGACTTCTCAGAAAAAAAATCCCCGATTCCCACTTCCTTTGCAGAAGAAAGAATCGAGGTTATATCTACTTTGCCTTGTTCCTCATATATCTTTTTAATACATTTCCATGTTGCTTGACTTGATTCTAAGAAGAAAAACTCAGTTCTTAGAACATCTTCTACTTCTGTATAAGCATCAATCCCGCCCTTTAAAATTCCTGATAAAACTGCTCTCTCTGCCGCCGCATTATATAATTCCATGAAACCACAAAATCTTTCCAATTAAAATAATCAATAATATCAAACTTACTGTACAAATTAAATCTTGGTCTAGCCACCGCCGCAACATTTGTTACACCTATAATGTCCGAATTCTCTAAACTTGTTATATTCCCATTCAGGCACAGTTACATCTCCACCGTGAACAGTGCATCTCAACTTAAAGTAACGTAACTTAGTTGGGGCGTCAGGCTTAGGCTGAACCCTAGCTAACGTCTGATGGTCTGATTTAGTTTGCCCTATCTTCCTATCATCAATGTATTTGAGTTTAGGATTGAGTTGGATTTTAACTTTCTTACCATGATTCTTAGGGGCTTCTACTTCATCAGGATTGTCAAAAACTTCGTTTGAGGCCCTCTCAACTACTTCACGTTCATCTTGGTCCTGAGTATTATCTGGGTCATCTAACTCAGGAGTTTCTAGGGGGTCTTCTAATAAAGGACTTTTCTTAGATGTTTTTGCAACAATTTTTGTAGAACCTTTCTTGCGACCCTTCTTCTTGGGAAACTTTGTATCTTCTGGGAATTCATAAGAGAAGATTACCTCTCCCTTTTTCTTCGATTGAGATAGAATTTTCCCTAACTGAACTATCTTGAATGATATTGGGCTGTCTAAATCGGACAGAAGATACCAATCTCCATCTTTCATTACTAAGTCTACTGTCATTTGCTTCTCCGTTTTGTTTCTTGTAACTCGTGTAGACTCTTAATATAAGTCTCCACCTTATAGGACATTCCTCTAATTTCTGAGAGGCGAACCTGAGCCTTAATCCTTAGTTTGTTAAGGGCGTCACAATAAGAATCGCCCATAGTTGCCAACAATTTTCGTTCCTCAAAGGTCTGGTAGTTTGCTTTGTAGTTTTCGAGTTTGGGAGTGGTTAAAATTTCTAGATTACCCTCACACCAGTCTACTGTGGCCTGTTGTCTGTTTTGTTCTTTCTGGAGGGCCGCAGCATAATTACCTAACAAGGTAGCAATTTCACCACAATCAGAAGCAGACATTCTTTGCAATTCTTCTCTTGTTAATTCCATATACTTCAGAGTTTCATTTGAACACTTAAAGTTGAGAAGATGTACCTTATCGTAATCATCAAGAACTTTGTTCAGTTGTTCTAGGTTCATTTCCGCCGTTGGCATAAGTTTCCTTTATTATGTCTTTCCATTTGGTTTGCTCATCGAATCTAAGAGATATAAGAAGTATATCGTTAGACTCCAATATCTCACGTTTTTTCCTATCTCGTGCTTGAGCCTTTAGAAAGTTTAGTTTAGTTTGATGAAAGTGTTCAATGAATTCGTAGTGTTGAGGACCGTTTATTTCTAGGGCGAGGCTACGTTTTTCAATAAAGAGGTCCACATATAATTTGACTTTAGGGATAAAGACCTCTTGGAAGATTTGGTCATAGGGGAATAATTCTCTAAGGATTTTATATCCGGCCTTATGAGGAATAGACCCATTCTTCTTTTTCTTGCTTAATTTAATTTCAAAGTCTTTACCGTCAATAGTCCAAATCATACTAATAGCTCTTTAATCTTATCTCTCAAAATCTTCTGATATTTAGGATTTTCCTTAAAGAACTTCATGCAGTTATCTTGGCCTTGGAATTTAATCTCCTTATCGTTTAGCCCAACTTCCTTCAAAAAGTGACATGTTAACCAAGCTCCCTTTTCGGGCTTTTCAATCAATCCAAAGTTAATGCCCATCTCCACAACTTCCATTAATTCGTCTATACCCTGACCATATCTTAAATAGGAAGAAATTGTACTATTGGGGATTGCATTATCTAGGTAACCGGATATTAACACCCAGTTGATAATTTGCCCTATTTGTTTCTCCTGTACGACCCACTTCTCAACTGACTTAATCTGCATCTTCATCTGACACTGATACATACCAGCGAAACTGCCCTTTTCTTTAATTGGGGCACCGTAGCCCGTTGGATTGGAAGATACGTGTCTTACCGAGAGAACTATATTATTGTTTATACTGATTAGATTAGATACTTTACGGGCGAACTTAGCCATTAACTTAGCCCCGTCTGCCCTTTGCATGTCGTCCATGCCCCCAATCATTTCTGCGTTTGTTACCAACATACTCTCTGAGTCGATAACTAGAACACATCCAGGATTATCTTGGAGGGCCTCCTCACAAATCGTGAGGTATTCTTCTGCTGTTAGAATCTTAGCGGGTTTTGTTACATTTCCATCAGCATCTTTCTCCTCAGGAGTAGAAGAGATAAGAAAGAACAATTCAGGGTCTAAATCTGCCGTTTCTAAGTCTCTAACGGAAAGTCTGCCCTCAATATTAGCATAGAATACCTTGCGGCCCCCATTCTCTTTCTTTTGAGCTTGTTTACAGAAGTGTAGAATTGAGGAAGTCTTACCACCCTTTGGGATACCAACGAAGATGTTCCAAGTTCCCTCGACTAATCCCCCGCCCGTTAAAATATCTATACTTGGGGAAAAGGGCACTACTTGTTTTTTCTGATTTAAAATGAATGAAATTGGTAGAAAGTTTGATTCCGTCTTTTTTGCCATATTATTCCTAATTAATTGTAGCTATGTTATTTTCGATAAGAATTTCTTGGGCGTTTCCACAGATAACCTAAAGTGATAAAAGAATCTCACATTAGTAACTCTATATATCGAGCTTCTTCTAATACTTGGATTCTTTCTTTAAGTTCATTAATTTCTTGTTGTTGTCTTACACAAATATCTAATAAAGCCTCTATCTGACCTCCTTGTGAGGTAAATTCTCCTTTGAGACGATATTCTTTTAAAAATTCTTGTCTAGTCATCTAAGTTCTCCAATAACCCTGATTTCCCTACTTGTTGCCTAGGTTTCTTCAAAACATCGACTTTTACTGGTTCGGCTCCACCTTCTTTTTCCTTCCTTAAATACTTCTCAATTAAGGGCTTAAGTTTAGGGTTCTCGAAATAAAAAATCCACTTAGCAGACGGGTCTCCCAAAGCAGAGAGAATCGCCTCTTGTGGATATTTCTTTAGGAGCTTATTTGCTCCCACGATATGTCTAACATAAACTTTCTTATATTCCTCAAGTTCCCAGTAAGCTATAGGAAGTATCTTTCCTTCTTTTTTTGCTATATTCTCCATCAACCTATCTGTTATCAGTTGGGCTGGTGTTATTAACTTGTCTGTGTATTTCGATTTGTAAGTCGGTTCCATAGTCGCTTATACCAAGGGCTTTCCTTAGGATTTTGTAATCGTTCCCATTCTTCAGGATTATTGTACTTTTTATGAATATAGAGATATGTGTCTCTACTATCATCTTGAGTAGGATTATATCTAACTAAATCATAACCTTCTTTATATTCAAGTGTTCCAATCGCTTGAACTTCTTTTTCTCGTTCTAGTCTTAGACATTTATCTAGAATAAGTTTCTGTTCTTCTCTCATTTGTTCAAGTTGAATTAAAGCATTATCTATTTTTTCGGATAAGAGCATCTGCAAAATCTCCCTTCAATACCTCTTCGAGAGGTTCATACTCAGTTTTAAATAAGGTCATCTCAGGAGTTTTCCACCAATCTTTTTTAAGTGAATCCCCATGAATTTGGCCTAGAATATAAAAGTTATCTGTGGCTCCTGTAACCCCAGCGGACCAATTAGCACCGGCTCCGAGTGTGAAATAGAAGTTATCTCCAAAGAATTCTTTACGAGTACATCTAAATTGAAAGACTAACTTCGTAACCCACAAATTGTTTTCTTCGCAATAAGCTGAGAGACGAAGCCAAGCTGGGTCTCTATCTCCATATCTTCCGTCGTCTTGATAGACCTCTTTACCGTTAGAGAGTGTAGCAACCCAAAATGGGGAAGAATCCATTCTATCAAGAATAAATTGGTCTATTTCAAGCGATACCATTTAGTCATCATCCCTAATCTTTGCAATAGAGTCCATGTACTTCATTTTGCCAACTTTATTTTGTTTTTTTGCTTCATCGCTAGCCTGACTCGCAGATTGAGTCATAGCTGTTACACCAGCCTTCTTTCCTCCCACTGTTTTATTATGTAGATTCTTTTCGAATAAAGATTTCTCTTTTTTAACCACTATTTTATCAGCGAATTCCTTGACTACTTCTAGTGGCTTATTAACTGATTTTGCGATATCTTCTAGAGAGACTCCTTCTTTTGTTTTTGCCTCAATAAAGAACTTATCAGCCTCTGTTAATTGAACTGCGTTTGCCATCGTTTTCTTCATGTTAACTCCATTTTAAATTACGATTTGCCTGTGTGAGATTTGATTTGTTCCCACTTTTCAAGTATTTTATGTAGAGGTCAAAAGTATCAGCACTAACTGTGGTAAATGTAAATTTTTCTAGATTAGTACCCTTAATTTTGACTGAGGAATTTGTAAACTCATTAGGGTCATATATGAAACCGCCCTGACTTCTATCTACCTTAACATGATATGTTTTTGCTTCTTCACCAAGTTCTTTCGCTAGACATTCAGGACTATTCACATCTACAACAACTGCATTTTTAGCGTAGCCTATCATCGTTACTCCTTAGGAGTTAACTCCTTGCTTAAGTGTATTACAGCTTTATCGCCCTCTATCTTATTTTGTTTAAGTAAAGTACCCTTAACTGAGCCTATATGAACTAAGCCTTTAATCTTAAGAGTCTGGGATTCGCCCTGACAAAAAGGACATAGGGCCACATAATTAAACTCGACATCAGCATTTTTAGTAGTTACTACGTCAGCTAATTGACGGGAACATGTGGAACAGGAAAGAAAGTTATGGGCGGATTCAGGTATCATTGTCGCTCCTTAATGCGTCTATATTCTAATATTAGTAATATGATTATGATGGGAATTTGTAGTAAAAGTATTGTTACCATCAATTGTCCCTATTTATTGTACACCGTTTGATTTGAAAAATATCGGTCAAATGTCCTTATTTTGGACCCTTATTTCTTTTGATTTCCTTGATTTTTTCCTTCTTAATATACTTGATTTCTTTAGATTTGTCGGCTTTGGGTATAGGTCTTTCACCTGTCATTACATACTTGTGAAGTTCTTGGGGCGTTGCCTCTATCAAGTCTTTATCTATCTTCGTGGGGGTCATTTCCTTACGTTCTGCCCCATCTGGTAGTTCCATAGCTCGTTTAGCTCCACCACCGCCTACCTCACGCTTTGTTTTATTGTTTCTCTGTACATCCTCAGCCCAAGCTCTCCCATTAATACGCCTATTAGCATCAGCCTGCTGACCTATAGTTTTTATTTTTCTTACATGGGTAGCTCCGCATCTTACGTCTTTACCCATAGCAGTTTGCATAAATTCTGCGTGATTTTGTTCATGCATTTCTTTTGTAGCTTCCACGTCTTCAACTAAAGGCTCATTGCAATCGCAATTATCCGGGTCATAAGTATATGAACAAAGATATGTCTGGTCACAGGTGGGACATCGTTTTATATAGGCCATTATTGTTTGAATTCCTTAAGATTTTCAGCTTGCTTTTCTAATTCTGTGATGGGCTGATTGTATTTATTTACTTTGTTAAGAGCTTCTAAACGAGGCCATAAAGCATCCCAAGTTGAATTATCGTCATGAGAAACTACGTATCCTTTATCATCGATATAAAGGTCTGCTGCTGGTTTACCCATAACTACCTCATCATATTTAACACCATTATTATTTAACCAATTTATTAATTCAATAAATCCCGCTTGATATTGCTTGGCTACACATCCTTTCATTCTATCTCCGTAGCGAGCAGTACAGATAAGAATTTTATAGCCTAAATCATAAGCTTTATTAATTTGTTTTATTGCATATGGAATTGGAGCTGCATTAATATAGTCTCCACCATTATTCATAGCTATAGTTCCATCCACATCTACATTTAATATTTTACCATTAGTCTTTCTTTCAATTGTCATTTAATTCTCCTATCTAATAATTTAAAGTGTTTCTCACATAATTGTTTTTTTCTATCTAAGAAAATGACAGAATCTTTATATAACCAATTATGGAGTTTTTTACATTTATTATTACCTTGTATACATAAACGATATAATTGTGGAGAATTTGAGCTATCTGGTCTGACATTTGATGTAGCTTTAATAATTTGTTTAATTTTAATAAGAATTTCTTTATTTGATTTCATCGTACAAACGATAGTTTTATCTCTTTTTGTTATATGCCAAGACCCATCCCCATCTATAAATCCTCTAATAAAATGTCTATCTAATTCTGATGGTATATTTGGATATTGTAATTTTAGACTTTTTTGTGGAGTACATCCTAAATGAATTAGGTCATTAAACATTTTCTTTGAAGAAAGTGTAATTTTTACATATTTAAATGTTTTCTTTTGTCCTTTATATTCTTTGGTTCGTGTAAAAAACTGAAATTTATTAGTTCCATTGATACTTTTGAGTAATTTTTTAATATGATTAGTATCAATTCTCCCTAATTGAAAATTTATTGTATATGAATATGTTTTTGTATTATGCCAAAGACATACATCAGCAAAGAAAAAACCTAACCAATAAGCTTTTTCTTCTGAATTAATATTTTCGAAAAAGTCTTTATTAAAGAGGGATTGTCTTGGCATTTTCTAATTTTCTTTTAGCATCTAAATCGAAAGTATAATAATCTATAGTGAGTTCTTCACCCTTCTTTATATTCCGAACTGCGTAATCTTTTCCATTCTTAGTGATTAAGTTTGGAGTTTTTGAGTGATTCATAAATCTAGCATTATCACCACATAAGTACCAATCGCCATCTTCATCTAAATAAGCGTGTTTTTTGAGATAATCTCTAATTAACCGAGAATAATTTTCGACCTCTGTATATCTCAGGTCAAGAAATGGATTGAATCTCCATACTATCTTGCCTTTACTTATATTTTTCTTGGCAAATAATCCAATCCCATTGATTTCAGATGGACCTATATATGTGTCTACAACTAACATACTTCCCTCGCTAGGATTTCTAGTTTTGTACATCCTTTTTCCATGTATTCGATGTATTTTTGTCCTATTGCCTCTTCTTTAGAGGCAGCATCTACAATTGAAAGTGCTAAATACTGATTACCACATTCTCTATAATAAGTCAGAGCTACTGCAAATTTTTTCATTCAAGTCTCGCTAAAATCCTAGAAATAATTGGGTGTCTAACTATATCAGAGTTTTTAAACTCGAATTTAGCAATTAAGTCCTCATCTTTTAACTTTTCAGAGATTTCCTCGAATGCACCTTGCATTTTCTTAGGCAAGTCTGACTGAGTCGGGTCTCCATTGAATACAAACTTAGAACCTTCTCCGAATCTAGTCAAAAGAAGCTTAATCTCTTCGTAACTACAATTTGAGGCCTCATCTACAATGAAAAATGAGTTCTTAACAGTTTTGCCTCTAATATGAGAAATAGGTAGAACACTTAGATAGCCAGTGGACCTGAAATCTTTAAAAGATTGTTTTCCCATACAAGTTTCAAACTCATCAAATATTGGTAGAAGATATGGCATAAGTTTATCCATAGCACTTCCAGGCAAAAAGCCTATAGAATGCCCTGACTCAACCGAAGGTCTAGTTATAACAATTTCCTCAACTAAACCTCTATTCAAATGGTCAATAGCAGCCCAAACTGAAAGGAATGTTTTACCAGTCCCGGCTGCTCCTGATACGAATGTAATTAAATTCTTTTCAATAATCTCTAATAACTCACGCTGAGCTTCGCTTTTAAATTCTATTTTCAATTGTCTCTTTGTTTCCTCAACAGGCTCCTTTTTAACTTTTCGAGTCATGTTGATACTTTCTGTTAGGTGTCTACTGAATTTTCTTTTGGAGTTCTAGGGAAAATAGGAAGTTCATAGTAAATCGGGTCGTCGTGACCTTTCCAACTTTCGCCTCTATTTCCTTTTTGGCCCTTACTATTTCCTTTTTTACCTTTTTGCCCACCTTCTCCCTCTTGTCCATCTCCACCCTCTCCCTCCATATCTATCATTACTCTTTTTCCCTGTTTTAACAAACCTTGTACACCATTAGCTACATTGTGCATTGGCTTAGTATAGGGAACTTTATACAGACGGGGTTCTTTATCATTAATGAAGAAAAAGATGGATGTGGGCTCGTCTACGAGGACTTGATAGACCTCGAACTTATTCGGGAGGGCCTTTTCTACACTAAATCCTAGATGGTCCTTGATAAAAACATTGATAAAGAGACCTAGATATAGAGTCGCCGCAATCGCCACAAACTTAAGAGACCACATTCCCTTGGCCCCAATTAGGAACCACAGAAGAAGGGTAACAATAACTATATAAGTGACAGTAAGTCCTATCATGGTCCCTCTCCTTGGTGGGGAGCATATGTCTGTGTGTGCTGTAGATTATGAGACTTTATCATATCCTTGGGGATTTCATTTAAGGAAATGAGGTCTGAATCTTTCAGGATAAGACGAACGAAGGTTTCTTGTTGTCCAGCACCACTGAGTTTTACGGTTTTTTTAAAGACAGTTTTATAGGGGCTTAGGCGTTCAACCGTTATAGTAACAGGGGTTTCTGTCACATCTTTCTTCCTATACATATGACAGTTTACTACATATTCTCCAGTAATAGCGTGTCTAATTAAAACGAATTCCCTATTCTCGTTATAGCTGACTTCTGTACCATTAGGTAGATGATATACATCGTTTACTTGCCCTAGGTCATCCCTTTCCAAATGTAGAAGTCCGGCTTCTTTGTGACCGAAATAAACTAAGTCTCTATCCTCATAATCAACCCATAAGTCTACATCATCTTCACTCTTAGAATCCCAGACCATAGTAATCATATAGTCAGCTTTTAGGTCTACATTCTTCATTTCTTTGACTTTTTGTTGGGCCATCGAAGCAAAAGCAATGACGAAACAACAAATGAAAGCCAACAACATATTCCATAGGAGGTCTAGGAAGGTTGTTGTGCATTGATAGTTCTTATGCATTTTCTACTTCCGAATTAAGGTTGAAGTATTGGAATTTTAAGACCATACCACAAACTAGACCTGTAACCGTAGTTAAAAGAGCGGTAGCCATAGATTTACCTAACTGAGTTAGTAAAGCCTGTGATGTAGAAGGGTCATCAATACTCAGAGTACGGAAGCCTGATAACATCATAACGAACCCAATTAAGGTGCCAAGTAAACCAAGATTTAAGCAAAGTTCACTGACGAACCAACCTAAGTCTAACTGAGCCTTGGTTACTGCGGTACTTACAGTTTGTTTACAGAACTGATAAGTCGCCCTACAACACAACATAGATTGTAACATATAGAGCCAGAAAACTGTAATACAGATATAGGAAGCATCCTCAGCAATACAATAATCTGTAAAGCCATAATTTCTACAGAGGAAAAATCCGACCATCGAAAGAGTAAAAATTCCCCACCAGCGCAAGAAAGGTTTCATAGTTATTTCCTAACTAAAACTTTAGTTCCTCTTGGAAGAATACGGTTAACTGAAGTAGACTGAAGGAAGATATCGTAGTTGGCGTGTAAATAAGGTTCTACCTTAGCATTAGCACCCTTTGGTAAACCAATGATGTCTCTAGCTTGGTCACCCCCATAAATCTTCTTGGTAACCTTATCGTAGAGTAAAACATCCTTTTGTGGCTGAACTGTCTCCTTCTTCGTTAAGAGATAATAAGCACACCCGAGATAGAAATTACCAGTCTTATTCTCTACAAATGGACGGATTTGTTGTTCCTTCGATACCTCTAGAAGGGTATATTCCTTAGATACATCATCCAACTTCTTAATCTGCTTAGTTTTATTAACTAAGTTAGGCTGAACATAGAAGTTATTAATTGACTTCTGACCAAGTGAACGAGAATTATAGAAGTTCTGGAAGCCAGCTACCGTAGTTTGTCTTACGGTGTCAAGACCCTTAACTGTCTGTTCCCATTCTCTTACATTTTCTGGAGAGATACCAAATCTGGTAATCTGACTTGCATTTCCATGTGGAACTTGGAATGTAAGAGTCCAGCGACCAGTTTTGGTGACTTCTTGTATTTCTCTGTTTAATTGGTCTGCTCTAACAAATGAGGCATTTTCGTATCCATCTGTTAAAACGAGAACTAGGAATGATGTATCCTCGTCTAAGTAATCAGGATGAGTCTTAGCCCATCTAATTGCTTCGGAAACTCCGTCAAATAGACGAGTCGAACTTTCTCTTGCAGAATATTGAAAATTGTTCTTAACTCTTTCTACGTTCTGTGACTGATAGACCTGAGTCACTGAGGAACCAAACTGGTACTGCGTAACTTCTGTTCTCTGATTGAACTTCTTGGCGTTTTCACTAAGCCCAGATAAAATCGAGTTAAACTGTTGTACAACCTGATTTTCAAGTCCAGACATACTGCCTGACTTGTCAACTACTAAAATAACATGATTCTTCTGATTTGAGGTAACTGTCTTTGTTTTCTTCTTCGTAGCCATTTTTTCTTTTCCTAATTTCAAAAGGATGTCTTGAATGATAACTCATATATTAAAATCTTTTAACACTACAATCGTATGGACTTGGACCAGTTCTAAATTTTACCTTAGGTCTATTCTCATCTGGTTTAGATGACCAATAAGGCCCATCATCTCTTTTGCGATAAGGCAATTTCCAAGGTTCCTCCCAAGGACTTTTAGGCTCATCATCCCAAGGTTTCTTTTCGTAGGGCTGATAAGGAGCAGGAGTTCCATTTTTTGTGGCATCACACCCACAATTATCGCACTTAATCATAGTAGGAGCTTGGGTGCTTTTTTTAAACTCCTTTTCGGAGGAACATTCACAATTTTGACAGAAATAGTTAATTTTGTACTTCATAACCTTCCCCATATTTTAATATTACCTCATTAGAAATTTTATAAGCCATGACTGCTTTTTGACGATAATGCCGCAAAGTAAAATCCACAATAGAATTTAATTGTTTACGCGTACATGAGATTTTTACAGGAATTACCCTTTCTTCAAATAGAGTATTATTAAAGACCCATGAGCCCTTAGCTGGAGATAAAATAGTAAGCCCACCAGTCAACTTACGGACAAACTTGTCCCAGTTTTTATGGTGGGCAGTACGGATTGGCTTTATAGTGTCACCGTATTTAGTTGGCACTAAGATTTCCCAGAGTTCTCGCATAATTCTCTAACTTTCTCTAGAACTCCATTATCTTGGACACTCGTTAGAACTTCTGGCCCAGTGAATTCAGATGAATGAATAACTTCATAAGTATTTCCGTCGTCTATTGCTCCATAGCATGAACAATGACTAAAGTCATATCTATGAAGTTCTCCTTCTTCCGTACATCCTACACCTTCTCCACCTCCACAATAACTTCCTTGATAATAGGCATAGACGAACCATTTATATTCGAATTTTAGATTTTTAAGTTGATATGAAAGTTCATGCACCTCATCATAATATCTTTTATTTTCTTCTTTTCCTACATTAAAGATTTCCATTATATCTCGCATTTCCCTCCTGAACAAGCTAATTCTTCCATTGGTTTAGTAAAATCTTCTTCCTCAATCATCTTTTCGTAATCTACGGTTTTATACTCACGAGTTAAATCACACCAAAGTTTCCAGTTTGACACATCCTTTAAACAGTAGGTAGTTTTCTTAAGATTGCCTTCAAAGTATTTATCTGAGAATTTCTTAAGTTTAAGTATCCAATCTTCTTGGATTTGAGTTTTAGGTTTGAATAACCCTAAAGCACAGTCACAAGCCAACCACAAGTTATCGAATGCTTTAATAGCCTCTTCTAAAGCCAC